TGGATAGCAAAGCCACCTTGGATAAGTCTTGTCACCTGACTACCAGAGTTTAGTTCTAGGTCATAGACATAGTTGCCAGGTATTGCTGAACCCATTGTGGATGCTGATGCGGTGACTGCGATAGTGCCGGCAGTCCCGCCAAGTGTGATTCCTGTGCCGTTAGTAAAGCTCAAGATTGTGGCAGACGAGTTAGCGGTTTCCCTAACCTGCATTGCGGCTGAGTACCCAGTCAGGTTAACTGCTGTGCCACCGATAGCCCAAGTGAGGTTGAGGTCATAAGTTGCACCCTGATAAGCGGTGATGTTGTAATTAGCTGGGCTAATCATGTTCTAGTCCTTGTTGGTTGGCACATTACTAATAGCAAGTGCTGATCCACCGACAGTCAAAATGGCTGCAAAGACATTTAGAAGCGGTGAGGCTAGTTCCTCTGACAGTATGCCGATAGCGACCAAGAGTGGAACGATTGCGGCAATTACTCCGTAGATCCATTTACGAGTAGTAGGTGTTGGGTTTAGCATTTGTAGCCTTTCATCTTGTTGTATAAGTTTATCTAACTAGAATTACGCTATCTAGCTAGAAATTGCGGTGCTGTGCGCCTCGTAGAAGGCTTGGCAGGGCTTAGCCTAAGTGATTCCCTTGCCAAAGCCCAAAGGCCGTCTATGAGGCTTACAGGGCTTTAGAGGGCAATACCTATGGAAGTCTGCCCCAAGTAACCCAGCCAACCACGCCATCTACCTTGATGCCCTGCTCACGCTGGAACTGCCTGACTCTAGCCTCGGTGATAGGGCCAAACTGACCATCACGCTTTAGACCTAGAACGCTCTGAAGGTAAACAACATTCGAGCCTGTTGATCCACGCCTAAGCCACCTAATAAGTCTTGGTTTCTTGCTGGTCGGTGGTGGGGTTGGAATAACTGGTGCGATAGGTGCGACTGCCTGAGCTGCTCTCTTATTGCACTCGGCAACTATGTAGTCAAGCTGTGACAGAATGAATGGCCCTGGGCAAGCGGTGGATGAATACTGCTGATGCCAAGCAATAAAAAACTCGCTCTGTACCTGAGTCTTGATGTTCTTAGCAAAGCCTCGGTTAGCTCTTGGTGAGATGCTCGCATGAAAGATAATGACATCTATCAAAGCTTCAATAGCAGCAGATGACACAGGCCAATCTCCACCGACAGATGAGTTGTCAATCTCAAAGGTCACAGCACTAGGGTCAGGCTGACCACCTGTTGAGTAAGGTCTGCGCTCAGGGTTTACGATTCCTGTTACAGCACCTGAGTTTGAGATGTGGTAGGTCGGGTGAGAGTTGCGACTGTTGGCGTTAGCAACATAGCTCAGGCCATTGGTTCCTGCTACATGGTGAATGACTACTCCGTTGATAGCTTGCCCATTACGAGAGCCACCGAATCCGTTATCTTGTATTCCTACAACCTTTGGATACCAGCTCATTATTTTCCTATCACTGTTAGTAGTAAACCGATTATTGAAACTATTGCGGCTGTCAAGCCTGTGTAAGCAACTCGCTCAATCCAAGCAAGTCTGGCAAGGGTGAGTTCTACTTCTCTAATTCTGTCCGGCACATCGTCAAGGTGATCTAGTTTCTGCAAGACCTGAATAAGAATCTGCCCATGCTCTAGTTGCTTCTTGTAGATGTCGGCCTGAGTAATCCGAACTGAAGTAGTTTCCTCAGCCATTAGCTTTTAGTTTCCGAATCCTCTTGAACTGGTGCAATAAAGATGTCTAGCTGAGGATCATAAGCAAACCCGATACCAGCGTAAACACCTCTTATTCTTCCATTGTAGCTTGTGCGTTTACACTCTTGACCTCTAAAATTTCCATACCAAGTTTCAGGGTCTAGGCCCTCAATCGTTTCGGTTTCGTCAATGCCAACAATTACCTCGGTGACAATGTTGTCTTTATCTAAAAAAGCGTAATGAGCCATTATGCCCAACTCACATTTCCAGTACCAGCCGTTATGGTAGTCACTTTATTTTCACCAACAGTTGCAGTTGTGCCTGTAAGGCCAGCACCGATAGTGATGTTTAGGCTTGCTGGATAGCGAAGTATGACAACACCAGAACCACCAGCACCTCCAGTTCCATCAGCCCCAGAAGTAGCTGTTGCACCACCACCTCCACCGCCACCAGTATTAGCTGTTCCTGCTGTGCCGTTTTGACTTCCAATAGTTTTGATTCCTCCAGCACCACCACCTGCTGTGGCTGTTCCTCTACCCCAACCAGGTCTGTCCCAAGTAGCATCACCACCACCACCACCACCAGCTCTAGCAACAGCAGTTCCAGAAATGCTTGATGTAACACCAGCACCTCCGTTTGGAGATGAGGTTACTGCTCCACCAGCACCACCACCTCCACCAGCACCTCTGTTGTCTGAAACAGGCTGAGAACTTCCTCCAGCAAAACCTTGCCCAGTAGTACCAGTACCCCCAGAATAAACATTGCCGCTAAAACCAGAACCAGCACCACCACCAGAACCACCAGAAGCACCAGCAAAACCAAGCTCACGGCCTAGCCCACCACCTGTTGATGTGATTGTAGAGAAAACCGAGTTGGAACCATTAGCACTTGTTGTTCCCCCAGCACCACCAGCACCAACAGTAACTAGATAATCTTTTGAGGTGTCAATGTATAGGGGTGATTCAGCTGCGGCTCCACCACCCGATGACTCTCCAGAAACCGATGACCTATAACCTCCAGCACCTCCACCACCAGATCGGTTATTGTCACCACCTCCACCACCAGCAATTACTAAGTATTGCAAAAAGAAACTTGCTCCCGATGACAAAATTCCCATAGGAATAAGCATTAGATTGCCCTTGCGTTTCCAATTACTCGATAAGTATTAGTGTCAACACACACAACGCTCACAGCATCGTAACGCTGACCAATAGTGTAAGCAGTTCCAGCTGTGCCTCGACCACCTAACGAGATGGCTGTTGATGCTCGGTTGATTGTTACAGTACCGGCACCATCCCACAGAATGTCAACACGCTCGCCAGGCTCAAAGGCTGTGGCAGTTCCAATGCTCACAGTAACGGCAGAAGCAGCAGTAAAGCGTAAAGTCTTGTAGCGATCATCAGTTGCAACTGTGTAAGTAGTAGCGGTTGAGCTAGTAAGAGTTACCTCGTTAGATAGGTAAGTGTTTACATCTGCGGCATCTAGTCTTGTAAAAGACTCAAATACTTTTCTTGGCATGGCTTCCTAACTATGGGCCTATGATGTTCTGGTCAAGGATGCCCTTGGTATCGCTGTCGAGAACAAAGATGTTTCGTTCGTTCCTAAGTCTAAATTCTATCTCATGGCTGGTTATTGTTATGCGGTGCGAAATACCAGTTATTAGACCAGCCGTAATCTTTGGATCTCCAACCCTGTTAGGGGTAAAGCTAACGCTGATGTAATCGTCAATCTCTAGGTCTAGCACCTGAAGGCGTTCCTCAAGGCTTAGGTTGCTGAGGTCAACAGTAATTGAGTCAACCCTTAGAGTCGGTTCGTAGTAGTAGGTCAAGAGGTCAGTAGCCACCTCGTAAGCACCTTGGTCGGTTGAGTTCAGCAGGTTAGTAATTGAGTAGCTTCTAACGCCGTAGGTTTGTTTTGAGCCTGGGGCTGAGGCAAGCTGGAGAGTAGCCGCTGGGTCTTGGGTAGTTGCCTCAACCTCGTTGTAAAGAAACTCTGATCCATAAGACACATCTATCTTGGTGAACCGAATACCTGTACCTGCATCTGTAAACTCAACTGGAGTTGGCTCTGGGTTGGTAACTGTGACTGTAAGCAAAGATGGTGCGTTACCGGCAGAGGCAGGGAAAGCTGGGGTAATCTCTACCGATGCGCTGTAAGGGCCAGAGTAGTCAGTACCATGAGCCACAGCCACAGAGTTGATGGCAGCTACTCGGTAGTAGTAAGTAGTTCCTGGTGTTAGACCTGTGTTGGTATAGGTAAGAGTCGTTGTGCCTGTGTCAGCTACAAGGGTTGAAAAGTTTATGTTGTCAGTTGAACGCTGAATCCTGTATCCCGAAACAGCCTGACCACCATTGTCTG